CCCGGACGCGCGCGAAGAGTGGGATCGGATTACGGGCGACGCTGACTATCGACCGGTTCTCGCGACGGTCCACCGTAGTGCGCTTGTGGAGTACTGCTACCTGCACGGCGTGATGATCGAGGCGGCGAGGGACTGGTCCAGCCCCGCAGTGCCGACCGAAGAAAAGCGCCGGATCAGCTCCAGCGAGCGGCAGATGCTCGGCAGTTTGCGAATGCAACTGGGCCTGACGCCGGCCAGCCAATCGAAAGTAAAGGGCGCGCCGAAAGCTGAAAAGAAAAACGAGTGGGCCGACCTGTAGATGAAAAAGACTACTGCGCCATCGCCAAAAAGTACGCCACGGACGTCGTCAGCGGCAAGATTCCGGCGTGCAAGTGGATCAAGCTCGCGTGCCAGCGGCAGTTAGACGACCTCCAGCGGAAGGATTGGAGGTGGAAGTGGGACCGCAAGCGAGCGGCCAGAATCTGCAAGTTCATTGAGAAGCTGCCGCACATCAAGGGGCGCTGGAAAACAAAGACCATCACTCTTGAGCCGTGGCAAATTTTCCACCTCACGGCGATCTTCGGTTGGGTAGATGGCGCCGGCCTACGGAGATTCCGCAAAGCCCTAATCGTCGTCCCCAGAAAGAATGCGAAGACCACTGAGGCGGCCGGAGTTGGAGCGTACCTCTTTGCGCTCGACGGCGAACCCGGCGCTGAAGTTTACTCCGCGGCAACGACCCGGGATCAGGCCAAGATCTCCTGGGAAATCGCAAAGAAACAGATCGATCGCAGCCCCGAGTTCCGAGACACCTACGGAATAAACTGCGGCGCGCACGCGATCACGATCGACTCGGATCTATCGGTTTTCAAGCCGCTGTCTCGTGACGCAGACAGCCTGGAGGGACTCAACCCGCACGGCGCGATCATTGACGAGCTTCACGCCCACAAGACCCGTGAGGTGTTCGACGTCATCGACGAGGCCACGGGCGCCAGGACGCAGCCGCTGCTGTTCATGATCAGCACGGAAGGCGACGACGGAACCGGAGTATTCGCGGAGCAGGTTGCTTACGGGCAGCAAATCCTTGAGGGGAACCACGAAGACGACACGTTCTTCGCTGTTTATTACACGATCGACCCGGAGGACGACTGGACGAGCCCGGTTTCGTGGCGCAAAGCGAATCCGAACCTAGGAGTAAGCGTCTTCGAGAGGGACTTCGAGGTCCGCTGCAAGCAGGCGATCAAGAATGCAGCATCGCAGGCGTCGTTCAAGACGAAGCGCCTCAATATCCGGGTCGGTGCCGCGAGTGGCTATTTCAACATGTTGGCCTGGCACTCGATCTGTAAAGACGAGTCCATTCAGGCGGAGGATTTCATCGGCAGCCCGTGCATTATGGCGCTCGATCTGGCGTCGAAACGGGACATCACGTCCCGGATCACGGTGTTTCGCCAGCGGCATTGCTACTACGTTTTCGGCAAGCACTATCTTCCATCGGACGCCGCTGAACCCGGGATGCCGAATTACGACCTCTACCGAGGCTGGGCGGCAAGCGGTCATTTGGTTTTGACCGACGGCAATGTTACCGACTACGACCGCGTCGAGGCGGACGTGATCGAGGATGCCAGACGGTTCAAACCGGAACACGTCGGAGTGGACCCGAACTACAACGCTGTGCATCTGACCACCCGACTGCAGAATGCCGGCGTGCCGATGATCGAAGTGCCGCAAACGGTACGACAGTTCAGTGAGCCGATGAAGCAGTTGGATGCGCTCATCGTCGCCGGCCAAGTGAAGCACGGCGGTGACCCGGTGCTCGCTTGGGCGATGGGCAACGTGACGGCAAAGCGGGATCTCAAGGAAAACGTTTACCCGCGCAAGGACCGCGACGAGGCCAAGATTGACCCCGCGGTGGCTTTGATCGGGGCCATGAGCGTACACCTTCGTAATCCGGTGCCCATTTCTGCTTGGCAGGGTGTCGAGGTCGTCATCTAAACATGCTCATCCGTTCCATGGTGGCGATGCTGGACCGCGCCCGCTCGCCGCTGGCGGTGAGGATGATAGCCCGTGGGTTAGAGCTGAGGACGGGAATCCGGACTGAGCATTTGCTCGAAGCGAAGACCGTAACCGGATACACGTTTTCGACCGTTGAGTATTCGCAGGATTGGCACGCCCGGAACGCCAGGGTGGGCGGCCACCTGAGCTACAGCGGCAAGTCGGTTACCACGGACAGCGCTACTGAGCTCGGGGCTGTTCTGGCGTGCGTGAAGATCATTTCCGAGGACGAGGGGACGATGCCCTTCGTGTTTCACGAGCGCTCGGAGGACGGGCAGCAGCTTCGCAGAGCTTATGACCATGAGCTCTATCCGATCCTGCATGACCTCGCCAATCCGGATATGTCATCCGGCGAATTCCGAGAGGCGCTGACAGCGCAAGCGGCGCTCGGGTGTGATGGATTCGCGAAGATCGCAAAGAGTTCAACCGGCAAAATAGCAGGACTTTTCCCTTATGCCCTTGGCCAAGTCACCCAGGTAGCGGTCAATCCGTTTGGCCGGACGGTGTACATCGTCAAAGAGGGCAACGCCGCAGAAAAGACGTACGACGCCGAAGAGATTTTCCACCTGAAGGCGTTCACGTTCACCGGCCGCCGCGGTGACGATATCTTGCTGCGCGCGCGGCACGCTATCGGGCTGGGGTTGGCGGCGCAGGAATACGCAGCGCGGTTTTTCTCGCACGATGCGAGCCCGGGCATTATCCTGCAGCGGCCGGCCGGGGCGCCAGTGCTGAGCCCCGATGAAACCAGGAAGGTCAAGGCGGCATGGAAGGAATGGCACCAAGGGCTATCGCGAGCGCACGAACCGGCAATGCTCGTTGATGGGACAACCGCAGTAAGACTTGACCCGGATCACCAAAAGCTTCAACTGCTCGAATCCAGGCGCAACCAAGTGGTCGAAGTGGCCCGGCTGTACCGGATGCCGCTCCATAAACTGGCGGACCTTGATCGCAGTACGAACAACAACATCGAGCACCAGGGGATCGAGTACGTTTCGCAGACGCTTGCCCCGTGGAATCGCCGATGGAAAGACGCAGTCCACCGGATGCTGCGCCCGGAGGAGCGGTACTGGCGCAACGGGCGGCCGCGGTTCTTTGCGGAGATGAACGTTGAGGCGCTCCAGCGCGGCGACTTCAAGACCCAGACCGAAGGGTTCGCGGTTCTGCTCGACAAGGGCGTGCTCACTATCAACGACGTGTTGCGGTTCCTCAACATGAACCCCGTCCCGGGCGGGGATACGAGGCTTGTCCAGATCGCTCGGGCAACGCTTGAGGATGTTGTCGCCGGGAAAACGTTGAAGCCAGCCGGCGGGGATGCCCCGTCCGAAACCGTGCAATAGGGGAGGATTCCATGTCAGCAGACATTTATCGTTTCTTCGAGGTCAAAGAGATCGGCGAGGACGGCTCCTTTACCGGGATCGCGTCGGTTTACGGAGAGGAAGACCTCGGCGGCGACGTGATCGATAAGGGTGCCTTCCGGAAAACCATTTCCGAGAGCCCCGAAATCCCGATCCTCTGGCAGCACAAGCCCGATGAGGTTATCGGCAGCGGCACGGTCAAGGAATGGCAGAACAAGATTCTGCTAGAAGGCAAGCTTGATCTCGAAGATCCAACCGCGCTGAAGGCGTACCGCAAGTTAAAAGGCAGACTCATCAAAGGACTTTCCATCGGATTCCGCACGATGAAGAGTTCGTGGGAAAAGGTGGAGGGTCGGATGATCCGCCACATCAGCGAACTCAAATTGTTCGAAGTATCCGTAGTCACGTTTCCGATGCTTCCTTCGGCTCAGGTAACGCGCGTGAAGCACGCGGAAGAATCCGAGCTTATCGACAGGATCATCGGCAACGAAGAATTCAGAAAACAAGTTCAGGCACTCCTCGCCGCCAATGCCACTCCGCAGGAGACCGCGGAGCCGGCGCAGGCGAAAGAGCCGCCACCGCAGCAAGCAACCGAGCCGGAGGCCCTCCACTCGATTGACACCGATGCCCTGCTTGATGACTTCAGGGCAAAGCTTGGGCTAGTCGCCTAAGCGTAGTCGTCAAATCCCAACTTTTGGAGAAAACATCATGGACCTGCAAGAGGTCAAAACTCTCATTGAGGGCCAGCAGGCGGCTACCGTCGAGGCTCTCAACAAACAGCGCGACGAATGGAAGAAGCATTACGAGGAACTAAAAGGCCTCGGTGCGCCCGCCGAAGAAGCGCTGAAAAAGGTCGAAACCGCGCTGAAGCGGCTTGATACCGTTGAAGCGCAAATCAAAGCCCCTGTCGGGGCAGAAACCAGCCCGTTCTCGACCAAGAGCGCCGGCCAAGTTGTGGCAGAGTGCGAAGCCACCCAGGAACTCGCCAAGCAGATCAGCGGTATGGGCTGGGTTCGTGGCCGCGCGGCGACGATTCCCTTCACCAAAGGCTTCTTTGCCGAAGAGAAGACCACCATCTCTTCGAGCGCCGTCGGCAATGCGACGCCGGGCATCCTGATCTCCCAGCGCGTCGCGGGCATCGTGAAGCCTCCGCAGCGTCGCGTTCGCGTTCGCGAGCTGATGCCGCGGTTCACCACCACGAGCAATGACGTCGAGTTCGTGAAAGAGAATGCCTTCACCAACGCGGCGTCTCCGCAGGTCGAAGCCTCGAACAAGGCAGAATCGGCGCTGACCTTCACGATTGACCACGCGGCGGTCAAAACCCTGGCGCATTGGATTCCGGCAAGCCGTCAGATCCTGGACGACTTTGCTGGGCTGCAGGCGTACATCGATCAGCGGTTGCTCGATGGCCTGATGGACCTCGAAGATGCGGAGATCGTGTCCGGCTCCGGCACTGGCGAGCACCTGAGCGGGCTCATCACCGAAGCCACGGCATACGATACGGGGCTCAACGAGACCGGCGACACGCAGATCGACAAGATCACGAACGCGATCGGCCAACTCGAAGCGCTCAACATGATGGCGGATGGGATCATCGTGCATCCGACCGACTGGCGCAAAATGAACAAGGTCAAGGATCAGGCCAATGGCGTAGGCAACTACGTGTTGGGTGGCCCTGGCTCCCTTGCTCCGTTCACCCTCTGGGGTCTGCCTGTTGCGACCACGACCGCTCTCACGGCGGGAACCTTCCTCGTAGGCGCGTTCCAGCGCTACTGCGCGATCTGGGACCGCATGCAAGCCCGGATCGACATTTCGACCGAGCACAGCGACTACTTCATCAAGAACATGGTCGCCATCCGCGCGGAAGAGCGCCTGACCTTCACGCAATACCGTTCCGACGCAACTGTCTACGGCTCGTTCTAAGTTTCCACTGCGTCCACTCGCGAATATGGGGCGGCATTAACCCGGCCGCCCCACTTTTTGAACCAGGAGAAATCTCATGACGATGGTAACCATGACAGCGATCCGGCAACTCTACGGAGATTGGGGGATGAAAGGCCCCGGCGAGCAGTTCGTCACTGACTCAAAAACCGCGGAGAAGCTTGAACAGAAGGGGCTCGCGGAGCGTTACTACGAAGTTGCAGTAGCCCGGCCAAAGACCAAGGTCATTGAGCCCGAGACGAAAGTCGTTGAGCCGGAGCCTCCGGCGTCGGCCGTGATCGAGAAGGCGCGCGAACCGCGGCGATATACCCTAGGCAAAAAATAGATGGTCGGCACCCTGAAAGTGGTTACCGCGCCGGGCAAACTGGCGGTTTCCGCTGACGAATTCGTCGCGCAGTCGCGGGAGATCAGTTCGACCGCCGAAGTAGCGGTCATCGAGCGGTACATCCGGGCCGCAACGCGCGAATTCGAGCGGCAAGCGGGGATCACGATTCACGATACGGAGTACGAATACGTACTCAATTGCTGGCCGTGCTGTAACCACGTAGTTCTTCCGCGCGCTGTCCCACTGCTCGAAATTGTCAGCGTGAAGTACTTCGAAAGCGATGGTACCGAGCGGACCCTTTCGGGTTCAGCTTATATCGTTGACACCCATAGCGAGCCGGGTCGCCTGGTGCTCGCCTATGGGGAGTCCTGGCCGTCTTTTACGGCATATCCGGTTGCCCCGATTAGGATCCGGTACAGGGCCGGTATCGACACCTCGGCGTATGAGCACTCACAGCAGGAGGCCGACGATGACATCAAGACAGGGATTCTCTTGATGGTCGCCGGGAGTTACGAGAATCGCGAATCAGATTTGGCGGATCCCAAGATTGTGATCGACGGCCGCGCGCGCAAGTACATCGAGGGGCGCCGGGTCGAATATGTCTTCTGAGAATTTCGTCTCGTGCATCATGCCAACTCGGGGGCGCCGGGACTGGGTCCGGTTCGCACTCCAATGCTGGATGACGCAAACCTGGCCGTGGCGGGAGCTGGTGATTTTGGACGACCGCTCGTCCCCCTCGTTCCCGGAGGCACCGGAGATTCCAGGGTGTTCGTACTATCTCATGGAGCGCACGCTGTCGATCGGCGCGAAGCGAAATCTCGCAGTGTCCCGATCCCGCGGCCAGATCATCGCGCACTGGGACGACGACGACCACAGCGACCCAGAGCGGATCGAGGATCAGGTTCGCCGTCTGCTTGAAAGCGGCGCTGACGTGACGGGCTACAGCTCGATGTGGTTCACCGACGGGCGCCGCGATTGGCTGTATGAGGCTGGCCCATCGCAGCCGGGCTACTGCCTGGGGACTTCGCTGATGTATCGACGTTCGTACTGGAGGGCGCACCCATTTCCCGACGTTCTTGCTGGCGAAGACAATGCCTTTATTGCTCCGGCGAGAGCAGCGAAGAAGATAGCCGCAGTGCCCGCGAACGGGATGATGGTGGCCACGGTTCACACGGGCAATACCTCCCGGAGAGAGTTTCTTTGCACTACAGCGTAGTCATTCCGTCGAAGACGGTCTCCAATCTGGTCCCCTGCGTCGAGGCGATCTTTAAAAACGAGCCTGGTCTGCCGCGGGAGAGAGTGGTCGTGGTAGACGACGGCGTTGATTGGACGGAAGACGCAACGCGGAGCCTAGTCGGCATCACGGTTGTCGAGGGCGAGAAGCCGTTTGTTTATGCGCGGAATTGCAATATCGGGATTCGTGCGGCAGCCGATTCGGATAACGTAATTCTGCTCAATGACGACGCGATCCTTGAGACTCCGGGCGGTTTCACTGGGCTCGTAGAGGCGGCCGGCCATCCTGGCTTCGGGGTCGTGGCTTCAACTACGAATAATGTCGGGAATAGGGCGCAGTTCAGGCAGAATCGCGGAGAGGCAGGGATCCGCAACGAATCGCGAATGGTCTGCTTCGTGTGCGTGGCGATTCCTCGGAGCACCCTGGAAACAGTCGGCCTCTTAGATGAGCGCTACGTCGGATACGGCTGTGATGACGATGATTACTGTTTCTCTGTGCGAAAGCATGGCCTGAAGATTGGCATCTATGACGGTTGCTACGTCAATCACGGCGCCCTTCGCAGCACGTTCCGCGGGATGGCCGGGGCAGGCGGTGACTACCGGCCAAACTTGGAGCGATTCAAGCAAAAGTGGGGCACGGATAACTGGGGGCGGCCGGCGTGAAGTTGTTTATTTCGCCCCACAACGATGACGAGACACTGTTCGGCTCATTTCTGATCCAGCGTGAGCGTCCGCTGGTGCTGGTCGTCTTCGACAGTTACGTTCAGTTCGCCCGCGGCACCGGGATCATGATCAATCAGCGCCGAAAAGAGACGGAAAGCGCCATGCAGATCCTTGGCGCCTCGGTAAAGTTCATGTCTCACAGAGATGACCGGCCTGATTGGTGCGGTATTCGGGAGACCCTCCAGTACTTTGGCGAGCCGGAAATGGTCTACGCGCCCTGCCCGGAACCGGATGGCCACGAGCAGCACAATATCCTGGGCGATATGTGCCCGGCATTGTTCCCGCACGTGACGCACTATATGACCTACACGAAGGCAGGAAAGAGCACCGGAGTACCCGTGAAGCCAGAACCGCAGTGGATCACGAAGAAGCTCATGGCTCTGTCCTGCTACGAATCCCAGATCGGCCTGGCGAACACCAGGGAGCACTTCCTTCGGGATCTGCGGGAGTACACCGCTAAGTGAGGCTCCATCTCGGCTGTGGCGGCCACCCGCTCAGAGGATGGGTGAACATTGACAGCCGCCCGCTCCCAGGCGTCGACGTGGTGCGCGATATTCTCCGCGGGCTGCCGTTCAGCGATGAAACCGTGGACGAGGTCTACAGCGAGAATTTCCTGGAGCACATTCCGCAGACGGAAGTCATCTGGGTCATGAATGAGATCTGGCGCGTGATGAAGCCGGGCGGGACGATGCATCATTTGATCCCGGAAGCTGGCACGACCCTGTTCTTTCAGGACCCTACGCATACCGCGCATTGGTGCTTTGAGACGTTCACCTATTTTCAACAGGGGCATCGCCGGAACGAATACTATGGCGGCGCGATCAAGCCATGGATCATTGAAAGCCTGACGCGGACAGATCCGAACAAATTGATCGACGTCGTGATGAGAAAGCCGCAGTGAGCTATTCGAACGAAAGCATCCGGCAACTGGAGCGGGCCTCACTTCGCTCGTTTCTGCAGCGCATCGGGCAAAAGTACCTGCGCGGGCGTGTCCTGGACTTCGGGGCTGGCACCGCGGCGACTTGCCAAAAGCCGCAACCGTACAAGGATCTCGTCTCCGGCGAATATCTTCCCTACGACGTAGGCGATGATGAGTTACCGGCGGGGCCGTATGACGCGATTCTATGCACCCAGGTGTTGCAATATCTGGAAGATCCTGAGGGAGTGCTGACATCGTTTCGGATGTGGCTTGAGCCGAAGGGCCACCTCGTGATGACGTATCCCACGAATTGGCCCGAGGTTGAGCCGTCGGATTTACGGAGATTTACGAAAGCAGGCGTGGAAAAGATGCTCGCTAGCATCGGATTCGAGGTGATCGCACACGAGAGGCGTGGAGTGATTAGCTTGAACGGCTTCGAATTGGCACTCGGCTATGGTGTTGTCGCTCGCACTATTTAGCCTTGTTATTCAACAAATTGCGGACCGTCCATAGCTGAAAACGAGCCTCTTCTGCCGCATACTGGCCCCATGAAATCACTCGTATTTGCCCTAGTTTTTTCCGCGGCTCTGGCTGCTCAACCCAAGGAAGTCGCTTACATCGCGCACGGCGCCGGGTGGACGACGTCCATCATCGCTGTAGCCGGCGCTGAACCTGCTCAATTCCGCGTTGATTACAATATCCGCGGTTCCATCGGCGAGACGCAGCCATTCAAGGCAATAACCGGCGCAACCTATGCGCAATTGCTGAGCATCGGCCCGAACGGAACGGTGCAGATCGACTCCGCCAACGGCCCGTGGCTTGAGATTGGGTATGGCGAACTGACGGCGCTCGCCGGGAAGCCGACGTTTACTGTGCTCTATCGGTACGAGGGCAACGAAGCGGCGACTCTGGCGCCGCGACCGCTGACTGCGGCGGTGACGTCGTACAGCACGGATGGATTCGTGACCGGAATCGCGCTGGTAAACCCCGACGAGGTCGAGGCGCCTGTCCGGATGCAGTTTTTTAACGAGGCTGGCGCGCTCCTGCACACTTCTGACCTCGGCTTACGGGCGAAGCACCACATGATTTTCAACCTTGGCAATTTCCTGCCTCAAGTGGCGAACACCAAAGGCACGATGCGGATCACGTCGAGTGTTGGCGTGGCAGCGGTGAATCTGCGGGTCGGGCCGCAGAAGCAGATCGTGGCGTACCCAGTCAGGTGAGTTTATGCCAGCGGCGGCGTGGACGGTGACACGAAGGTGGATGGGGAACCTACCCACTTCACAAAAGAGCCGGTTCAATTCCGGCCCGCTGGCGCTCAATGAATTGTGAAGATCTCCGCTGTAATCCCCACGAAAGGGGACGTAGATCTTCAGCCGATCCTCTCCGGCTTGCCTGCCGATGAGGTCATTGTCGTAAACGCACCCGGGCGCGGGCTTTACGCGCGATACGAGGCAATCGAGCAGGCGAAACATGATGTGATCTATACCCAGGACGACGATTGCCTCGTAGACGCCTCGGCCGTGGTTGCTGAATATGAGCCGGGGGCGGTCACCTGCAATATGCCGTCCTGGAAGCGCCCCGAATACCCGGACGGGATCGCGCTGGTAGGTTGGGGCGCCGTCTTCCACCGGAACATGGTAAAGGTTTTTGGACGTTACCTTTCGCGATTCCCTGCTGACGACTTGTTCCTACGCGAAGCTGACCGGGTCTTTACTAAACTGAACCGCTGCAAGCTGATTGACGTTCCGTTTTCCCATCTGCCCCACGCGCACGCCGCTGATCGGCTCGGTGCGAACGGCGGGAACCTGAATTATCTGACGCGAATCAGGGTCCGACTAAACCAATGTTGAAACCACAAATCATCCACGCCCAGGATTTGATCAAGGTCCTGATGGAGAAGGGCGTAATCCCCCCAAATTGTACCCGCTGCGTGATTGATCTTGACGTTGCTGATGTCGCGAGGCTGTATTTCGAATGTCTCGGGGACGAGCGCCTGATCGAAGTTTTCATGCAAGAGAACGCCATCGTCATCGGAGAAAAGTCGCCGAGTGCAGATCCTGTACCTAGCACATAACCGACTGGAATTCACCCAGGCGTCGATCGAGGCCCTCCTGCGATACACGAACTGGGGGAAGGTTGAAAAGGTTGTCATCTACGACGATGCATCGGACGATGGCACGCGGGAATTCCTGCAGCAAGA